GGGGGCGATTTATAGGTATAGATATATTTATACTGCGATTTCTAATCCCCCGCAGTTGTCGGCGCCTAGACGCCGTTGCCTACCACTCGAAGTGGATGGGCAACGGCGCCTGGCTTTGTCTTCCGACTGCTCCCGCTGCTACCGAGCCGCTGGCGTTTCTTGCCAGCCCGACCGGTGCATTGGTTGCACTTCCATAAGGCAGCGTGTCCACACTTTGTGAGTGTGGCAATTGCAGGAGCTGTCCCTCCCAACGAAACACTTCCGTTGAGGGAGCGGCTCTTGCTGCCGTCTGGGTTAGTACTAACTTCGCATTTTCTTCCTCCTCCTTGGACAACCGCAGCAACTGTAGCAGCTGCTGCGACAGTTGGTCCTGCAAGCTCTCGAGTCGACGTTTCACTTCCACTCGCTCCCGCAACGGCTGATAACATCTCAGCGCGTGTAGTAGGGGGGGGAAGGAGGTCAACAGGCTTTGCAGATACTTCGATTCGTCCATTGGGTTCTTGAACTCCAGCTGCTGCGGGTAAATTGTAGCGCACGCAACAGGGAGGGGAGAGGAGGTCATTGGCACATTTGACCTCACTGAGCCAGGTTCGGAACTTCTCCAGTTCGAACTCTGGGCACTGCGCTCTAAGAAGGTCGTACATCCACGGTTCTTCATAGTTTATGAATTGCACGTCACTACTAAAGTTAGCGAACCAACTTTCACGTTTCTGATCATCGGCGAGTGAGCTCATCACTCGGAAACTTTTCAGTTTCCGAGCGAACTCGCCGAGGACAGGTGAGTGTGGGTCGGTAAGCACGAATGCATCCATCTTCTCTGCCAATTTGCGCATCGGATCTTTTAGCGCATCGGCCGAGGAAAGGTGTAATTTGCACAGTTGCCGCATTAAATCGGCACAGCTATTCCCTTCTCCTTGGAATATTCCCGGGGACCATTTTCTCCCAAGGAATCCGACCCATCGGCCGGAATTGCGATGAACTTCGTCATACTTGACAACTTGTCCGCAATCTTTTGCAACTTTCTCAAATATCGATCTTATGATATTTCCCAGAACCGCATCGTCGCCACCTAAGACGACTTTGCCACGTTGTGGGCATCCGACAGGGCCACCATTAAGGTGGGCCCACGCTTCATCGGAACTGAGTCCTTGTTCGCGAAGTGCACAATAAACCATGAACGCATTGTCCATGGAATTCATGTCGGCGGTTCCATCACCGCCTGAACCACGACCATCTAACAAATAGTAGGGAACTGACACATCTGGGGTCACCTGCACATTGCTTCGAGAGTCGTTTTGGTGGGCATGGAGTTCACGAAGCTCCTCTTGATACTGGTATTCGCACCAGCGCATTAGCAATGCTATCTCTATTGCCATCGTGAGTTTATTATTATGCCCATCATAGTCCGTGTAATCGGTCTCTCCGACCCAATCACATGACGTGAAAATCGTGCTCATCACTTCAGACAGTTCGCGAGGCGTCATTGCGAAAGCATAAAAGTTCATCCTCTTGGTAACGTCCTTCGAGAATGCTTTCATAAATGCCGAATAGCGTGTCTTAACCCCGTTGCTCATCATAGTAATAACACGGGGCCGCTTTGGATCGGCATAGGATTCGCTCTTTAACATCGCGCGCAGTCTGCGCTTAAGTCGCATCCAACCACCTTCTTCGTGGTTGCGGCGTTGGCTTTGTCTGGGTTGTGACTCGGGTATCTCTTCTCCTACAAGAGGTCGGCCCTTGTGGGGCACGGGAATCGCGTGTAGCGTGAATTCACGTAAGTACTTCACATACTTGCCCTTGAGCCGCGTATTATTGGCAGCTTGCACAACTCTCTTGTTGATGGCAACAGTGGCATCTTCGACTGTCTTGGTTGGTACCCAATCTTTCCCTTCTACCAACGGTTTCATAAAGTTCACTAGTACTGGTTTCGGATCTTGAATCAGTCTGGAACCATCATTGAACGTATAAGCTTGATAATACACTTTGACGTGAGTCATCATGTTCATCCGGCACCCGATGCGAACCCTGTGGTATTCTAGGATCGCAGCCAAATCGGACCTCGAAATAGATTTCGAAAGTTCGAACAGCATGCCCTCGATTTGGTTAATCGATAGTTCGCTTATCTTGTTCGTTCGTGCGATGACCGATATGGCATCATCTAAGCCATGCGGTATGAGACTTGAATTATACGCACCAACTCTACCGGTCGAAACTTTTAGGCCGGTAGGTGTTTGGTAAGCTAAGCGCAAAAATTCGCCCTCAACAGGGTTTATGCGCTCTAACTGCTTTACAGGCAGAAAGCTCGCCATCCAGGCGAGCAGCCCGGTCCAACACCCCGTGGGTGTGAGACCTATCAACTGGTGTTCCTCGTCTACTTGTCGACGTTCAACAGCCCAAGTTGTAACCTTCCACAGCATACCCATGACGTACCACTTCACAACCAAATGGTCTGTGCAGTAGTCCCATAGCATATGTGGGTAATAAGAACCACCACACACGTTCATTCGAAATTCACCTTTCTCATTGAACGTGTATGAATAGTTGCCCTCACCGGCGGCGTCCTTTGCGACCCGCGATGGCACTATCGTATACATAAGCATTGGTTTGACATTCTTACAAAGGAACTCGTTCATCTTCATAAAGTAATCAACATCGATCACTGTTAGAATATCTGTCTCACCAATCCAGTCCATACGTGGCATTATGTGCATGTCTTTACCGAAATAATATGTTCGGTTTCCAACCCGACCAACTTCTTGGTCCGAGGAAGACTGTTGGACCCAGTAATTCTCTCTCCCAGTTGCAAGTCCTATTGCCTCCGCCATTGAGCTAGCCACTTTACGATCACGAGCCGCCGCTCCGTGTGTGTGGTTGCTGCGCGTAGGATAGTCCGGCATTGCAACATTAGCTAACGCTTGTTTCATAACAAGATCTACGTCGCTAACCCTATTCGTTGCATAGAGAATTCTGTCCCGACAGTGCAGGAAGACGGCTTTTAACCCGCCTGCTGCACGAGCAGTGGCAACTCCAACGACCAAAGCACCGGCCCCATACAGGACGAGCTTGTGGACGACCACCGCACCAACAAAACCACGAAAATGCATTTAACCTGGAATTAAGCAAATCGTGGGGG